TCATTAATCCAGCTTACCGACTACTGGGGTACCTTATCGTTGTACCGGCTTTAGACGCTCCTAAGGTAGAAGAGCCTGTAACGTTCCCATCTCGGGGATATGTTATTATATATGCTTTTACTCGTTAGAATCTACTCTTTTTTTACTACCAATATTATACTTGGTTTGTAGATCCCATTCGTGCTTATCTTTATACGCAATTACTTTAATCTGCGATAGAGGGGCTAGATCGGTAAATTTTGTAGCATCTATAATCTTTACCAGTTCCCAATCAGAGAGAAGCTTGGCAATTGTATTTCTGCGTTCTAGATCGTTCTCTGTTAAGTCGGTCTGCTTCCCATCTAAGGCAAAGAGTTCCTTAAAGTGAACGATATAGTATTTTCCTTGTTTATGTAAAATATGGCAAGATTGAAAAAGAATCTTATCTTTTCTTGAGGCGACACCAATTCTTGTTAGTGTTTCTCTTACCTTAAGAAAATCATCTGGCTGAACAAGTAGGACTTCTAGGGGTGCATATCCAGGCAAGTCAATCTTGAAGTACTCGTTTGACATTATTAATTCCACCTTTTTCTAATTTTTGTTTTATCAGGTCAATTTGAGATTGATCTAGAAGGGGGAGTACTTGGCGCGCTTTATCTGTGCTATAACCATAGTATTGTTTAATTACTTCTATCGATTCAATCTTCTCAGCTTTAATCCACTTATTATAGCGTTTCTTAGGCCTAATATTATTTATTAGAAATTGGAATTGGAGTTTCTTATCGAGATGAGGTCTAGAGTTCATCTCGTTTGCCTGGATTACGGTATCAGCGCCGTACGAAAGACCTTTATTTACAATGTATGGAGCGTATTGCTTTTCAGCCCAATCATCTACCATAAGATCGTTCTTATTATAGGTGATTGCATTTATAAAATCGAAAGGCGAGATAGCTGGTGCTTTATAAGGCTCAATAACTATCTCTACTTTAGGTTCCCCGAACATTAGATTACCATTCTAATTAAACCGACTGTGTCGATTGTGGTGAGTAGTATATAGTTGGCGAGCATTCCAAATGATTTCCTAGTGTAAGCAGCCCAAGCATACAAAGCGCAGCCAATAATCCAAATAGGATACAAAACAAGAAGCGGTGGGTTAGGGACTGTAGCGGCCATAGTGATACTACAGCCAATACTAATGCCCCAAGCAAGCAACTCGATAGCAAAGCGTACAGGGTGAGAATTCCAATCATCTTTTATCCATTCAAATGTAGGTCTTAGTAATTCATTCATTTAAAATCCAGTCTTCTGCGCGATCCTCAGCTTTATTAATTTCTTTAAAAAAGAATTCTTTTTGAGTTTCAAAATAGCTATCTAGACACAATACCCGGTAACCACCACCGCGAGCAAATACTGCGGCGTACTTAAGTTTATCTTCTGAATAATGTTCACTAATTAATGTTGTCATTTTAACTCCACAGACGCCATAATTTCAGTCAGACATGCAACCAAGTTAATCTCTTGATCTGCAACAAACGCAGACTTATACTGATAGTCAGCAATAGTTAGAACCAGTTGCGGTACTTGATTAGTTAACGGTACAAACGTATCATAGATCTTACGGAACAAGGATACAGGGTCGTTATCTAAGTTATTAACAACCCATGCGCGCATTTTCTTCCAGTCTTTTTCTTTAATAGCATCAATAAGCTCTTTCATATTAGCTTCGCTGACACTAACTAAGATACCTTCATCAATAGAACCAGATTGAGAATAACGCTGAAGCTCGTTTAACGTTCTACGAAAGTCAGGGAAGTGCTTCTGCACAATCTTAACGATAACCTTTTGATCAAACGGTATAGCTTCTTGCTCTAGTATACTACATACACGCTTAAAGAAGTTAGCTGCAATAGTTGGCTTATCAGCGTTAGGAATCTTAAACTCAATTACTGCACACCTTGAATGCAAAGGTGGTATAATACGATTCTTAAAATTACAAGTTAGAATAAAGCGACAATTGCTTGCAAACTCTTCGATGAACCCGCGCAATGCAGGCTGAGTAGAGTTAGGGTTTAAGTAATCAGCTTCGTCAAGGATAACTACCTTGGTATTACCAGTAAACGATACCGTAGAGGCAAATTGCTTAATCTTAGTACGCAATACATCAATACCAGACTCTTCTGATCCGTTAATGATCATATAGTCGGTCTGAAGTTCCTCACACAGGGCCCTAGCTACCGTAGTCTTACCAGTACCTGCGGAACCACATAACAACATATTCTGAATCTCACCTTTAGCAACCATCTGCTTAAAGTACTCTTTCTGAGACTCAGGTAAGATACAATCGTCAATTTTCCTAGGGCGATATTTTTCAACCCAGATAAAATGCTCACTCATATGCTACCCTCAAACTACCGAACCAGGTTCTGCTGCAATCCAATATTGTAGTTGTCTAGATTCATGCTTGAAATGAAGGAACTTAGCTTTACCATTAGGGGTCTTAGCAACCGTAATGTCATATGCATCAGGAATAACTTTTAGATTCTCAACTGCAATAAACACATCAAAGTCATCAAAAGATGTACCAAGAGACTTCCTAAAGTTAGATGCAGTATCATTTTTACGATCACTTACCGATAATACAACTGCTTGGTTCTTACAAGTTACCGATACAGTAGGCGCTCCGGTGATAGCGGCCGCTTTCATAATCATTTGAATATCTTCAGCCGTTACTTTAAACTTATAAACATCGATATGCTCAATCTCAGTAGTAGGAGCAGCAGTTACAATCTCAGGATTAGAATAGTAGTATTCAAACTTACCAGCCGGGCTAGTAATACCGATACATTTATCTCCAAACTCAATATCCTGGCTATCCGTCAACGTCCACATAGCCAGTAAAGAGTTCAAATCATAGATTGCAAACTCTTTAGGAATAGTTTCTTTGATAGTAGCTTTAGCAAAGATATTCTTTGCATTAGAGATAGTACTAACTGCATCACCCTCTTTAAATACAATATTAGTATTGATCGATGCAAAGTTCTTCAGCAGCGCAATAGTTTCACTTCCAATTTTCATAATATAGTCCTTATAATTACATATTATAACGTCATTTCCAGCTCAGTGCTACTTCTTTCGTTGGCATGGGACCATTATATTTGTCGATACAGTACTGTCTTTCTTTTGCATCGAGTTCTTGAAACTTAGGGTCCCGGAATGCAGAAGAACCATGTTCTCTAAAGCAAACCAAAACATCATCTATCATTATAGGATCACCATGATAGTAATAAGACCGGTAGAAGTATTCACCATCTACAATCCACAATAAGTCATCATCCATCTCGATTGCGCAGTCTCGTCTTACGGCATAGTTAGATGGATTACCGGTTGTGTTGTCTCCATTCACGTGCTTGTTACCATACCAAGGAAGTCTAGTATCAAAGTACTGAGACCTATCTTCATTGCAATGAGTAAACCCAGATATAAACCATTTACCTTCTGGTTTATTATCAAATGCATCACTTATCTTTTGTAACGCAAATGGATCTACAAAGAAGTCATCCATGTAAAGTAATTTTACAATGTCTCCTGTGGCATGCCGTACAGCATTATTGACATTGTTAGCAGCGTTCTTTTTCTCACTGGTATTTCGTACATATCGAATATTAAGAACGTGGTCAAAGGTATCTACTATAGATCTTAAGTTATCAAACGTGCTTTGATCTGAAATAATAACTTCAAAGTCTTTAAACGTTTGAAAGATTAAATGAGAGAGATATTCAACTAGAAACTTTTCAGCTCGGGTACCGCTCATGGTATAAACTGGACAGCATAAAGAAATTTTAGACATAGTCAACACATACCCCATGAATGCCTAATAGCTTATATTTTTCAAAATTAACATTAGGGTAAAAATCCAGTAGAATTTGATTATAAGAAAAAACGTTCTGTAGCTTTGGATATGTCCAAACATATCCATGAGATGTTAGGGTGTAATCATCCTTATCATGCATAAAATAATTAAAGCCTCTGAACCTAAACAACTCCGCGCTTGCTTGGAGATTCTTACAATGGATCCACAATCTTGTCTTCATTGATACAAGATAATCCATATGAATAGGGTAGGTCGGCTCATCATGTCCGAGATACAGATCGTTATTATTGACCCAGAGGTCAATTTCTATATCGTATCCTTGATT